AATCCCCAGCCTCTCTCTCCCCCTCTATCCAACTGCCAGCCTGTCACCCGCACGTGTAGCCCCTCAATAGAGCCACCATATGGCCCCCATAAGAGGCTAAACCAATGGATGTGACCTCTAGGGTGTATAGCCCTGTAAGAGCCTCACGTAGCCCTGTGGCAGAGGTAGCCTAGATGCCTATTGTTATAAGGCTAAGCATGGTCGTGCCTCCTTGCCCCCTCTAAGGGCCAACCATGAGGTGTGACACATTGTCCCAGTAGCGCAGGAATGACCACACAGCGACACCCCACCCCCCATTAATTACCATGGGGCGTCATAGGAAGGGGGCCGTCCCGAACGGAAAAGGTGGGCCGAGGGGGGTTTAATCTGATCGACGCGATTTACTTATTTCAAACCCACCCCTTCAATCAAACACCTCCAATCTATATATTTAACCCTTCCAGCCAACACCTCCTTCCTGTTATTTCCGCAGGGAGAGGCTATATATTCATCACCTATATATATTTTTTATTAAATTTAGGGGATTGGGCTAAAAAGTTGTTCGCTATCGCTCACACTGTGAGCTACCATATGCTGAGAAAGAGGAGTAAATATGGACTATACATGGAGGGAATTGCTTGAAATGTCATATGGAAGTGTTAGTTTTCGCGACGACGTTATGGTGAGGACATGGCTTAAGTTTCACGGTGATGTGATGGTGTTTATGAGGGAGGAGTGGGCTGTCCCTCAATTAAAGATGGTTGACACGCTCACTGGGGAAGAGTATACCTAATTTCAACGAGAGGGCAGACAATGAACATGACATCAACAATGAACACCTATTTAGTGGTTTATGAGGTTGAGGAGGGAGAAGTGGACAGTGCGTCGATGATTGGCTTTACAATGGCTGATGTTGACGAGGCATTCGCTAGAATGTATCCAGACAGCATGTTGGTTGAAATACGGCTTGTCGGGGAGTTGCTGACGGAGGAGGAGCAGTGAAGGCGGAAGATGTGTATGTAATTGAGCCTGTAACGTTCACAGAGGTTATGAAGCGGGATGAGGAAGCGTCCTGTCATGACAATTTTAAATTAAAACCGAAGCCTGCCGGTATATAAAACGGAAGAGACTCTTAGAGCTCCGCAGGTGTAATTTAAAGCCAGCCACACCACTAATAGCTTAAGGCGGGTGAAAAAAGGCTGGTGGCTTAGTTTGTTTCATGGAGAGCGCTAGGCGCTCTGGTTTTAGTTGATGGGACTCTCCCTTCTCGGGGCAACCTCTGGTTCCGATACATCAACACCGAGGCGGGGTAAGGCACGTTATAGCCTCTTTTTTAATGAAGGGGGAGAAGACATGACTATTGAAGATTTAGAGATTGGCGAGTGGTACTGGGTGACCGGCATGAAGCATGAAGGAACCTTTGCTACAAAGATTGAATGGAAGTGGGATGATGAGCTTCCTGAAGACAATAAGAAGGTGTTCTACCTCCCGTTCATGGACTACACCGACAGCGTTGACAGAATAGAGGGTTGTAAGTTCACTCATATTGAAAAGCCCCCTGAATTCAAGGTGTATGTATGATAACCGCTGACCAATTTCAAAGTAGGATTAAAGCCTGCCTAGGTGAGAACAGCGCCATCTGGGCTGAGAGCAAGCTAATGGCACATGACCACAGGCTAGCTGTTAATGAGGCTGTTCAGCTGGCTGTTAGGGACAATGAGGCTAAGCATAGTATTAAGGCGGCTAAAGAGGCGTCTAAAGCCCCCAAGTCCAAGCGCATGACGGACGAGGAGCTTGCTGAAGCCATTGACATCATGATTTGCAACAAGGTGCTGGATGGAACCATTAGTGCGGCTGAAATTGCACAGCTTAAAGACATCCGTAACATTAAGCTGAAGGACAGGGATGTTGTCATTCAGGTGGTGAGCTACAAGGAGTTGCTGGTTTAATGCAGATCCAAATACCAGTGACCACGCCCCGCCCCTATCAAATGGGGTTGTCACTTCGTTCCTTGACATGGAGCGGGGAAGGATCTATAATATACTCTAATTTAACGGAGAATACTATGGCTTACAGGAATTGTGTTATTTGCGGGACGGATACAGGGAAGATTGGCAATGTTAAGTTTTGCTCAGACGAATGCCGAAAGGTTGATGCGGATGAGCGAGGTGTACAGCTTCAGAAGCGTGAGGTTAAGAAGAAAGCTAATCAGAAGTACACAGCGAACAATAAGGATAAGCTTAATATGATCAAGCGTTCGTATAGATTACGGCTTAAGCATAAGGTTCTATCCCATTATTCAACTGTGTCATTCCCCAGATGCGCTAGATGTGGCGAGGATGATGTTGATACGCTGTGTCTAGACCACATTAATGATGATGGAGCTGAGGAACGCAAAGCTCTTGGAATTGCGGGTAGAAACTCTGGAGCTGGTACTAGATCATATGAAGCCTACCACGCCAACGGGTATCCAGAGGGATTGCAGGTTCTATGTGCCAGTTGCAATCTGAAGAAGGAAGTTGTTAGGAAGCGTGAGATGCACGTTGGTAACCCCTTCTACGAACAGTACATTCTGAATGACGACAGACTTGATTGGCTGAAAGAGTACTAATGAATATACAAATCCCCGTAACTACACCAAGAGACTATCAGTACTCGTTCTGGCATGCTATGGACGCAGGGGCTACCTTCGCTGTTATATCGTGGCCTCGAAGACATGGAAAAGATGTCACATGCTTTAGCTACATGGTGCGGCAGGCTCTAATGGAGGTTGGAACCTACTACTACTGCTTCCCTACATTGGAAGATGGTAAGGAGATTTTGTGGGACTCCATCACCACCATTGATGATAAGAGTGGACCATTAGTTGACTTACTATGCCCTTCCTTCATTGTGAAGCGTAAGAACAACTCCGATCACTTCATAGAGCTGGTTAATGGCTCCATCATACGTATGAAGGGGACGGACAGCGGGAAAGTGGTGGGTAATGACGGGAAAGGCTTTGTCTTCTCTGAGTGGCAGAACCAGAAGCCTGAAATGTTCGACTACATTCGCCCTATTTTGAGACAGAACAACGGTTGGGCCATCTTTAATGGCACTATGCGGGGTAAAGAGAACCACCTATACAAAGACATTATAAGGAATAAGGGTGTTCATGGCTGGTTTAGTGAATGGCTACGGCCTGAGGACACAAAGCAATACTATTGGGTGACGCCTGATGACTACGCAGACGATGATCAGATTTGTGTTAACCCCGAACTAGCTGGTAAGATTAACCCCGACACCAATAGAGAGTTTGATAACATTCAATGGCAGGTTGATTCAGGGTCTAGTCTAGCTAAAACGAAGCAAGAGTTTCTAAATGAAGCGGTTGCAACGGTGGAAAACAGCTATTACGACCGAAACATGTTCACAGCACGTAAAGAGAAGCGCATTGGACACTTCAAAGTGGATAAGAGCGCTCCTACCTACACATTTTGGGACTTAGGAGGGGCTAGTAAGGAGAGCGATGCCACCACCATCATCTTTGCACAGCAACAGCGCGTAGGAACGGCAGACATTTGGAAGATAGTGGACTACTACGAGGCTACAGGGCATCAGATTGAGCACTACCAAGGCGTGTTACAGGCTAGAGGTTACAAATACGCAGGACACTATGCCCCTCACGACGCTAAAAAGAAGATGTTGTTTGGAGACTTGATTAGTAAGGCCCGTGAAGTGGGGATACAGTTTGAAAGAGTGCCTAAGACCGACAGTGTTATAGCTGATATTGAGGTTTGTCGGCAGAGGTGGAGTGATGTTTACATTTATGAGCCGAACTGTGGACTCCTAATTACGCATTTAGAGAACTATCACGAAGGCAACACAGGCAAACCCTGCCACAGCAAGACATGTAAGGTGTGTGGCGACGCTAGTCATGGGGCTGACGCCTTCAGAACGATGGTTATGGGGGACCATTTGAGCCTTGTGAGGGACTATTTAAGAGGAAGTGACATGGAGGACGTAGACCTACCCGAATGCGTTGGTGGGGCTGAGGAGTGGACAGATAATGATGATTGGAGCTATTAATGAATGATGTAGAAACGACAGTAATACCAACCAAGGATTTTAGAGAGCTGGTTGCAGTGGCTCAGAACCTACGTGAAGCGGTGGAGAGGCTGGCACGTGAGCGCAACGAGCTAGTCAAGGACTTGGCCATCACCAAACTACAGCTAGAAGAAGCATGGGAGCAGATCAAATGATAGATTGGAAAGACTTTAGATACGAACTGCCCCCTAGCGAAGGGGTTTATCTGTACGTAGGTGGATACGGAGGCTGGAAGAGAGCGAACTGGCGTGATGGGAAGTGGACTGAGTCATGCGGAGCCAACCGCATCGCCCTTGTAGAGCCTACCCACTGGGCTAAGGTGGAGTTGCCATGAGGCCCGTTGATAAGGCGTTAGAGCTGTTCGGAGAGAGGTTCTACCCACTCATGGACTTCTATTTGCAGAACGGCTACATCTACTCAGGGGCAGATGCCTTTGCTATGGCTATGCCCCACTGTAAAGACCAGCTCCTAGAAGGTCGGGTCAATAAGAAACTTGACAAATGTGATTGCTGGCTCGTACAGTATGTCTCTGGTGACATTAGACGCCTGCTTAAAATGCTTTCAGACATTGACTACGACTTTGAGTGGATAGTTTTTGAGAGAGATGTGGCAGACATCCGATTCAGTGAAGAGAACCGATACAAAGCATATAATTTAAAACGACTAACGGAGAAATTAAATGGGAAAAGGAAGCACACCTAAAGCACCACCACCTCCAGCACCTCCTGCTGAACCTGTAGACGCACTTGGACAAGAGGGCGTAGGAACTGAAGCACGTAAGCGAGCAACTGGCGCTAAGAAAGCTTGGATTACTAGAGGGCAATCCCTCGGTGGCGGAACGAATCTAAAACAGGGTTAGGCATATATGACACCACAAGACCTTCACATTTTATACGGACAGGCTAAAGAGAGTGCGGAGCGTAACAACTTCGAATCCTTATGGCAAGATGCGGTGGAGTGGTGCAATCCCAAAGCCGACTCTATCCAGAAGAAGCACATTGCTGGAGAGAGGAAGTCTGACCGACGTGTTATAGACATTGGTATTAAGAGTAGGCGCATGTTTACGGCTGGTATGATGTCTCACCTCTTCCCTACAGGCCAGAATTGGTTGCGTGTTGTAACCTCTGACATGGAAGGGGATACGGTTAAGGCCGCCCTCAACGCTGTGACCACCAAGTTCATTGACGAGCTGAATGAATCCAACTTCTACCTAGAGATGGGTCAGAGCATGGGCAACTTCGGTGACATTGGTAACGCATGCCTCTACACAGAGTTGTATGAGGGTCACCTCAACTTCCGCTCCCATTACATCGATAATTTTTACATCCGTGAAAACTACCGTGAAGAGATTGATACGGTTTTTCGCTCTTTCACCCTCACTGCACGTCAGGCTGTTCAACAGTTTGGTGAAGATGAGGTTCCTGTTCGCATCTTAGACGCATCAACCGTGGCTAATAAGGCTGGCGAAGAGTTTAATTTCATTCACGTCACCCTTCCACGGGTTGAGTGTGAACATGGGTCTAGCAATAAGCTGAAGAAGCCTGTAGCCTCATACTACCTTTGCGAAGAGGACAAGGAGTGGTCACAGGAGAGCGGGTTTGATGAGATGCCCTACGCTGTCGGTCGGTTCTACAAAACCAACTACGAGGTGTACGGACGCTCCCCAGCCATTGAGGTAGGAAGAACGCTTCCTATGATTAATAGCATGGAGATTACGCGTATTCGGTCTGCTGAGCGCGTTAGCAATCCACCTTGGTTAGCCCCTAATGACGGCTCAACACGTCGCATTAGCAATGATCAAGGCTCCATCATCTATTGGAACCCTAACAACCCGATGTCTAAGCCTGAACAGCTTGTGGCTCAGGACAACCCTCTTGTTAATGATGAAATGATCAATAGCAAGAATCAGGAAATTCTAGATGCCTTCTATGTACCGCTGTTCAACCCGCTAGAAGGGCTGAAGAACATGTCAGCTACAGAGAGTAGCCAGCGTGTTGACCTGTCCTTACAATTTCTAACGCCTGCCGTCATTCGTATTGAACGGGAGTTTGTTAAGCCAACGCTTGAGAGAGCCTTTGGTGTGTTGCAGAGAGCTGGTAAGTTTCCAGAGCTGGACATTCCAGAGTTGAGTGAAGCCTCCATTGACTTTGAATTAGTGGGTAAGGCTAACCTAGCCTCTCGTCAGATTGAGTTGTACGGTGTTATGACTGCCATTGAGCAGATGGGCATGATTGGGCAAGTTAAGCCTGATATTTGGGACAACTTTGACCACGATGCGTTTGCGGCCTTCTCTATGGAGGTGAATATGGCTCCGCTAAGCCTGAAGGTGCATGAAGACATTCGTGATGAGAAGCGTCAAGTCCGTGCAGACCAACTTAAACGTGAGCAGGACGCTCAGATGGCTGGGCTAGGCGCCGAAGCATACGCTAAGTCTAGCAAGACAGCAGAAGAAGGTTCCCCTGCGGCTGAAATGCAGGAGCAGGCACAACAACAATAAACCAAGTGAGAGGGGTTTAAGATGGACAAGGATGGATTGTATGCCCTTAGAGGCTTTCATGACAGGTGCTTAAAAAACGCCGTGTCGTATTCGGTTAACTACTGCGAGGGGGACGATACGTTTTATGTATCTATTTCGTCACCAGCTCCAGAGGAGTGCGTTGTTGGCAAGAATAGACCAACACTTGAGATGGCTGTAACGGAGGCAGAGGGATGGATATTGTAGATGAAGTGGTGTATCGATTTGAGGACTCACAAGACCCAGAGCATGTAAGACGTGCCTACTGTGACCTTTTTAGCGCAGACAGCTTAGAAGCCCGTGTGGTTGTTAAGCATTTAGTTAGGCTATGTAAGTGGGAAGATGAGATGGATTGTAATGACCCCATCATCAACGCTAAGTATGAGTCTCTGAGAGGCATCATTCGGAATATTAAGAAGCAGTTAAACCAGAAGCCTATTGAATTAGGTGAAACGCTTGTAGAGGAGCAAATATAATGAGTGAAGAAGCAGTAGTAGAAGAGGTAGTAGCCACCGAGACCATCACAGAGACCCCCGTAGAGGCTCCTGTAGCCCCTGTAGAGGCTCAGCCGACTCCTGACACACCTGTAACACCGGAAGCCTCAGAGGAGGCGTTTGCTGATGCATGGTTAGGCAAGCTGGAGAACGAAGAGCTGAAGGGCGACAAGACTTTAGAGCGACTAAAAGGCAAGAGTGCCGATGAGGTTGCTCAATACATTAAAGAGCTGGTTGCGTGGAACGGCAGGAAGGGTGACATCCCTGCTGACGACGCGACAGACGAGGTGAGGGAAGCTTTTGCTATTAAGATGGGGCGTCCTGAAACACAAGAGGGCTACGACTTCAGCCTCAATGCAGACTTTTCAGAACTAGTTGGCGAAGACAACGTCCCCTACTACGAAAGCAAGGTGGAATGGTTTAAGGAACAGGCGTTTGCTAACGGCCTAAGTGCTGACAAAGCCGCTACAATGCTCGAAGGCTACTTCGAAATGATGGCCGGAGACATTAACGGTGTTAGTGAAGTGGCTACAAAGCAGGCCACCGACGCTCAAGCAACCATTGACAAGGAGTGGGGAGAGAGCAAGAACTTCATGGAAACCTCCATTGACGCTATGATGGTGCGTTCTGGTGCAGACTTAGAGGCTTTAAAGGCTTCTGGAGCGCTACAAGACCCTAACATTGCCCTAGCCCTCGGACGCATCGCTAAAGACTTAGCTGATGGCCCTGAAATTGGACATGCTATGGCTCAAACCAAGATGGGACAACGTGATCAGCTGGCAGAGGTGAACGCTCAAGTCAGTGAAATGATTGCTAACGGCAATAAGGTTCCTGATCACCTAAAAACTAAGCGCCTCTCCCTCATGAAAGGGTTTGGAGATGAATTATAATCTTGACCTTAATTAGAATTTAGTATCACATACCTCCAGAGCGACGAGGATAACCTGCATTGGCTTTAGCCGAAACAGCCCTCTGACCTCTGGTGTCTCACCGGACACAAAACGGTAGGATTTGGCCCCTTCTCTAAGGATAACCCAGCCGAGTAAACGAGACGTCAAGTGACGACTCACTCACACTGGAAGCTTATCAAGGAGAAATATCATGGCTTCAACAATAATTAGTACAGCATTCGTAAAGCAATACGGTTCCACTTTGGACATGTTGCTAGAACTCAAAGGTGGTCAATTTGAAGGTAAAACCCTCTCTGACTCAATCACAGGTGAAGAAAAGTATTACGATCAGTTAGGTAGCGTTTTCGCTTCTGAAGTGATTGACCGTTACGGCGATTCACCAGAAGCAGACATTACACATGAACGTCGTCGTGTCATTGCTACACCATATGACGTTGGTCTAATGCTCGACCGTTTCGATAAAGTGCAAATGCTCATCGATCCAGAGTCGGAGTATGTACAGCGCATGGCTTCTGCCCTCAACCGTAAGAAAACCATCGAGTGTCTTAAAGGACTCCTCGGAACGGCTTTCTCTGGTAAAGGTGGCGGAACCTCTAACGAGATTGACTTCACGTATGCTGTTGCATCTGACGTTGGTGCCGCTGGTGCAACTGGAATGAACGTAGCTAAGCTTCGCGCCGCTCGTCAGTTCTTGCTGGAAGCTAACGTGGACTTAGATGATCCAATGAACAAAGCCTATTGCGCTATGGGACCACAAGAGCAGATGGAACTACTTGCTTCTACAGAAGTGACCTCCTCTGACTTCAACACGGTTAAGGCATTGGTTAACGGTGAAGTTAACTCGTTCATGGGCTTTGAGTTCGTGTTCTCTAACATGCTCCCTTACCTCAACACCGCTGGTACTGCTTATCAGTTAAGCTGGAACGCATCCGATGAACCTATTGACGTTGACTCCACTGACGTTGTTGGTGCATTTGTTTGGGTTAAGAGTGCCGCTCGCGTTGTAACTAATCCAGACCTCTCCACTGACATCGAACGTCGTGGTGACAAACGCTTCAACTGGTATGCTTATAGTTGCCTGCGCACTGGTACTGTTCGTATGGAAGACCGTCGTGTCGTCCCTATCGCTTGTGACCGCACACCGTAATCTAACCAACAAACTTAACTAGGAGTATATATTATGGCTTTATTCAAAAGCGACGAAATCACCGCTAAAGAGGCTTCCTCTGGCGAAAAGTACAACAACCTGTCCCATGAGAAAACGGCAGAGTTCAATATCACCACTACGACCGAAGCGGCCGCTGACAACCTTGAGTTGGTTCAGCTACCTGCTGGTTCACGGGTGACTGGGTATGCTATTACCGACGCTGGTAGTGGCTTCACAGACATTGACCTCGGCACAACCTTGGGTGGAGTTGAGATTGCTACCGGACTGAACATTTCAGGTGTAACTGTAAGTGGCGGACTCGCCCCTGTTGCTCTGGGAAGTGAAGGCTTGGTCTATCTTGGGTTTGACGCTGGAACTGTTTCAGCCGCTAAACTCATCTCAGGTGTAATCAAGTACATCTAACTTAACACGGGGCATGCTGGTTCCTCCTCTCGCCAGCTGTAAGTCCCCACCTAATTGGAGCTATATAACATGGGATTATCTAAAACATCCATCTGCAATCAGGCACTACTACGAGTGGGAGCCGACGTTGTTGAATCACTAGACACAGACATTAACTCCTCAGAAGGCACGGTTGAATCCGCCCTCCTGTGCAATGTTCTATTCGACCAATGCCTAGACGAACTACTACGCCTCTATCAGTGGAACTGTTGCACAAAGCGTGACGTTCCTGTTAAGCTAACCGAGGCTCCTGTCTTTGGTTACGCCTCAGCCTTTCAAACACCAAACGACTTTCTACGCCTCATACAAATCTCCGACAACGCCAACTATTGGGTGGATGAGATTGAGTGGGTGCTGGAGGACGGACAAATCCTTTGTGACTATGATGCCATCTATATGCGCTACATAGCACGTCCAGAGGACGTCTCTAAGCTCGACCCACTAGCCACGCGGGCTTTGATATGTCTACTTGCCTCTAAGCTCTCCGTTCCCCTTCAGCAGGACGACAACCTATCTCAACGCTTGATTAATGAACTGTATTCGGTTATCTTGCCTGAAGCTCGTTCGATTGATACGTTCGAGAATTTTGATCTACAGCTCCCAGAGAGTCAGTGGATTACATCACGCGGATACACATACTAAGAGAGAGAGAAGCTTATGTTCCTAAATGAATACGCAAAGAAACACGACATCACACTGGCAGTAGCCGCTAACCAGCTTGGCTTAAAGTCATCGCACTGGAAAACCGTTGTCCCTGAGCAATCAGAGAATGTCGCTTCAGTCGATGAGTTCAAAGAGGTTGTTAAGTTTGTTGAAGAGGTTATTGCTCCGGCTATTACCGCTCCAAAGCCCTCCGACATCATCAAGGAAGCCCAGGAGGTTATGAAGATGCTCATGAAGGATGGCATTGACGCTAAAATGGCTCTTCGTGGCATTGTAATGATTGGCAAGAAGTCCTCATATTTCAAATACGCACTAATTTTAAAAACCCTACTTGACTAAGGAGCCACATGGCCATCAACTACCTATCCTCCTTTAATTCAGGAGAGCTTTCAGAGAAGATGAACGGACGAACGAGTCTAGAAATCTACCGTAACGGATGTCACCTTCTTGAAAACTTCTATGCTTTGCCCCAAGGAGGGGTGGAGCGGAGGACGGGTACTGAGTGGCTGGCTCAAACCAAGAACGATACAGCGGTCCGGTTAGTGCCGTTTAAGTTCTCAGCCGACCAGAGCTATGCCTGTGAGTTTGGAAACCTCTACGCGCGCTTCTATGACGCTACAGGAGACCTTGGTGTGGACGTTGTAACGCCCTACGCCCTAGCTAATGTCAGACAGCTTCAGTTTGCACAGCGCTATGACCTCCTCTTCCTTGTGAATGGTGTCAACCCTGTGCAGGTGCTCAGTCGCCTCACCACAACCCCCACCTTCTCCTTTGCAGAGTTTGATTGGACCTACCCACCCCTTCTAGATCAGAACGAAGAGGATGTGTGGATTGAGCCGTCAGGAACCACGGGGAGCATAACCCTAGACTCTTGGGACGATGTTGGTGGCACGAGTACATACAACCTATTTGAGTCTGGGCATGTTGGAAGCTTTTGGCGCATTCGTCATGAACGGACAGCGGCTCAACAAAGCATTACAGGTGTGGTTGCCATTACAGAGCTGGATACCGAAGTTATCGATGTCTCCTTCTCTGACTGGAAGCTAACCACTGATGGTACATGGAACGGCTTGGTTGAAATCTTCCAGTCCGTTGATGGCGGAGATTACGAGAAGCTCTCTGTTGTTGGGGACACAAGTGGTGTTGCCAGTAAGAACCTCTCCCTAGACTCTAAAACACCTGCTGGAGCTAACACACTCCTGCGTGTAAACTACGTCAAGGATACAGGGAGCCTCAACTACAACCTCTTCTGCGAGAACCCATTCATTGAGGGGTTGGTGCAGATTACAGTGGTTACAGATGCCCACACAGCCATAGCAACCGTGATAAGCACCCTAGCAGACACATCAACCACTAAGCGTTGGTCTGAGGGTGCGTTTAGCGACTTCAGAGGCCATCCACGCACTGTCACCTTCCATGAGGACCGACTATGGTTCTGTGGAACAACCTTTGAACCAGCAACAATTTACGCAAGCGTGTCGGGAGACTACTTCAACTTCCTGCAAGGAACACAGGTTGACTCCAGCATACGCCGTGTACCAGAGAGTCCTGAACCCGCCCAATGGATGGCTAGTAAGAAGGTGGTGCGTTTGGGGACGTCTGGGGGCGCTCTAACCATTGAAAGCGTCGATGACCGTGAGAACATCAACATAGACACCATCTCCACCCCGTCACAGTCTGAATTTGGCTCTGAATACATTCAAGGCATCCTGACCAATGACGTTGTTGTGTATGTTCAGAAGAACGGACGCAAGATACGGGAAATGATTTACAACTGGGAAGAAGAGAACTACCGTTCCAATGACATCACCATTCTGTCTGAACAGATTACAGAGAGTGGCGTTGTGGAAGGGTTCCTTCAAAAGCAACCAGACCAAATGCTACACTTCGTGAAAGAGAATGGCGACATGGCCTCCCTCATTTACGAGCGTACGCAAGAGGTGGTGGGCTGGAGTCGCATTGTGACCAACGGCTCTTTCCATAGCGGGGTGGCTTTGCCTAGCGCTGTCGGTGAAGATGATGTGTTTGTCTGTGTAGAGCGTAATGGTCAATTTAACATTGAGCTGTTTCAGAAGCGTGAGGACTTAGAGTGGTATGTAGATGCTGGTGTTAAGACAACACTCATTGCTACGCAGGATGTCACCTCTATAGCCAAGATTGCTGGACCTAAAATTGAGATTACAAGTGGCACTCACGGACTCTCAGACGGTATGTTTGTTGAGTTTCTTGATGTCGAAGGCATGATTGAGCTGAACGAGAACGTCTACATGGTGGCTGATAAGACAGCAACTACCTTCACACTGAAGGACATCACTGGAGCCATCTATATTGATGGGACAGGCTATGGAGCTTGGACAGCCAACGGAAACTTTACAGAGGTGGCTAACCAGATTTCAGGGCTTGGTCATTTGAACGGACGCATGGTGCAGGTGGTTGGTGATGACTCCTACATTGAAGATGTTGAGGTGTCAGCAGGAGTGGCTACATTTGACTCTTGGGCTAACACCATTATTGCTGGAGAATCCTTCACGTCTAAGCTTCAGCCTATGTTCATTGAACCTGTGCTTGGGGACAGACTGTCTAGCTCTCGTAAGAAGGCTGTGAGTAAATGCTCCTTCAAGGTGTATAACAGCAAGGGCGCTCTCATCGGCCCTCCTGACTCCCGCAAGGCCCCCCTCATTTTGAGAAAGACCACAGACATTGCTGATGAGGCCATTGCTGTGCAGACTGGAGAGCATCGCATCTTCATTGCTAATGACTGGAAGCGTCAGAAAGACATTGAAATTGAGCAGAACCTGCCCTACCCTCTAACTGTGTTAAGCATGGCGGTGTGGACAAGAGCTGAGGGAGGCTAGTATGAATGTTGTAATACGAGATGAAATTGATGACATTGAGCTGGCTCTTTCTGAGGCGGCTCATGCTCAGGTTGGCGACTGTTTCCCCCTCACCCACAACTTTACTAGTGGTATTTACACACGAACCATTCAGATACCGGCTAACAGCTTTGTGGTGGGCAAAATACATAGACACGCTCACCCCAACTTTCTAATGAAGGGTGTTGTAACCATTCTGACAGAGGATGGAGGAACCCAAATTCTTAAGGCTCCTTGTTCCATGATAAGTCCTGCGGGGACCAAGCGTGTTCTATACACCCACCTTCCCTGTGAATGGACAACGGTTCATGCAACAGACGCCACAACACCAGAAGAAGCAGAGGTTGAGATTATAGCCCCTGACTATCAGGACGAGGCGCTTCACGTTAACAAAATCAAAGCATTGAGGTCGATATGACATTTGTAGCAGTAGCAGTGGTGGGTGGGTTTCAAGCCTACACCGCATATCAATCAGGCAAGTCTCAACAGGCAATGGCAGAGTATAATGCCGACATAGCTCAGAACGAAACCATAGCTGAGACACAGCGTCTTGAAGCAGAGGCTCGTCAGCTTACCAAAGACCAACGTGGTGTTAAGGCTAGACAACGTGTGTCTGTAGCTGGACGTGGTGGGTTGGCAGAAGGAACAGACTTATTAAGCATGGCTGAGAGTGCCAGAGACATGCAACTAGACCAGCTTGAGTTGTTAAGGCAACAGGACATTACGAAGGCTCATGGCGCCTCTCAGGTGGCTATGTATAAGCATCAAGGCAAGCAAGCGGCCTCCACGTTCAAATGGATAACGGCTGGCATCATGGGTGGCGTTCAGGGGGCTTCAATGAGTAAGTCTATGCAAGGTGGTGGAGGCAAAGGGGGAGGAGCTGGCTCTAACTCAACATCAATGTCCAATGCTCCTTCTGGCGTTAAAGCAAAGTACGGGTGGAAATAAACTATGGCTATCAAATTACCAAAATACAATAGACAGGTCGGCACCTCCGGTGAAGCGGCAGGGCAGCGAAGTGACGTAGGAAGCGCTGGAAGTGAATGGAGGGACTTAGGGAGGCTAGGGGGAGCCGCTGTTGAGGCCACCACCGACGTTATGAATGCCCGCAAAGAGGTGAAGGCTAAAACGGACAACATCGGCAACGTCACCGCTGACATCAAGAGAACCTCCCGTATCAAGACATTCAACACACTAGCAGATAAGGCCATTTCCGAGTTCGCTCAGCAGAAGGGATCAACCCCCACTGACGACGAGGTGTTCGCTATCAATCAGGATTTACGTGAAGTGTTGGATAAGGATTTAGCTGACATCCACTCTCAAATTACAAACCCATCTCAGCTTGCTCAATACCAAGCCTTGGATGCTGAGAGAAATGGGGAGGCTGGGGTTGTGGCTAACAGAGCGTCGTACGACCTTGAGAACACTAAGTATAAGGTGGCTGAGTTGGACACGGCAGGCGCAAGCCTCATCATGTCAGGTGACTACGCGGGTGCTGATGCCATGCTAGACGCTGTTAAGGATGATATAGGGGGTACACGCTACCTTAAGATGCAGGAGAAGTTTCAGAACCTCAAAGAATCTCATTTCATCTCAACACACTCATCAGGGCAGACAGTTGAAGAGTTGGAAGCTCAAAGCAAGATGATTGATGAAGACAAGACGATGGAGGATCACGTAAAGAGGGATGCTAAGAAAGCTAACAACACAGTGAAGAAGCAGGTTAAGGCTGAGTTGCGTGAGGATCAACGCTTAGAAGAGGTTAATGTGTCGGCGCTGGTGGCTGATAAGATGACCTCCGTCCCTGACATCCGCAAGCAGATTGAAAACAAGACGATAAGCGGCCCATTTGGTCAGATTATGATCAGGAAGCTTGAGAAGGACATGGAAGGTTCTCTTCCCCAAACGGCTAAGCGTGAGTTACAGGTTTTTCAAAGGAAGACGCAGAAAACTCCATCTAAACTATTTGGTCTGGAGATGGACCTTGGCGACGCCATTAAAGCCGTTAAGGATGACGAGTCCCTGAACGATGATGAGAAGTATTTCAAAGCCAGCGCCCTCACAAAGCTCTACGGCATGGCATCAAACCCTAAGATTGGTCGCGAGGTTGTTCGTGCTGTTCAAGAGATGGTGAATAAGGAAAACTTTATCATTCATCAAGGTGTTGAAGTGTCGAGTGGATGGGCTTCCTACAGCTTCCTAAACTCAGTCACACCGGACATGGACCAGAAAGCCGTCATGGAAATGGCTAAGGGCGCTACTGAATACCTTGACGTACTCCAGCGCGACGCTACAGTGATGGCAATGGGCAACATGGATGTTGGAGCTGATATAACATCAGAGTCTTTTAAAGACACGATTGATAAGGCTCGGGACATCGCTCCTATTGCGGGCGCTAAACGCACCCCTGATGGCAGGTGGGCAAAACAAAAAGAAGATGGAGGATGGCAGATATGGGAAAACTAGTTGATGTTGATTACAATCCGTTCGAAGTAGAAGCACCTAAAGGAAAGCTTGTAGATGTAGACTCCAACCCATTTGAAAAGCAAACCTCAGTTGCTAGTGACAGGGCTAAGCGCCTATCCACCGTCAATCCTAGCGCAGACATGGACAATGAAAGCTGGGAGCAAGCCAAGGGCATTGACTACCTAAAGCAGAAAGGCGTTGACATCAATGCTGGCAATGCAGACCAATGGCGAGACAGCATGTACGGAGCTGGTCAGTCGTGGGGAGGCGTGAACAACGTTGTCTCCAGTGCTATATCAGTGGAGTCCAAAGGTCCAAAGAAGAGTGTAGCTAAAATTTCATCAAAGCAGTATGGGAAGTTGTTTCTTCAGGGAGTGGCCAAAACTAGCACGTCTGTAGCTGGAGGGTTTATGGCTTTCCAGAAGTGGTCTGACGAAATGCAGATGACCATAGCTAGACAGATTGACCCTAATGTAGACAAAGCTCAGTCCATCATTGAGAAGAAGAGACAGCAGGCTGGAGCGCTTGAGGACATTGAGGGGACGGAGCAGACTATTGAAGACTTCTACACCCCTGATATGACTGCAGAGCAGAAGGGGCGCCTATCAGCTCAGTTTGCAGAAGGGCTTGGTCAACTACCAGAGATGGCTCTAATGGCTGGTCCTGCCATGCCTTTGGGTGTCATATCGGTTATCTCACGCTCTATCGACGAGGGGTATGACGAGGCCATTTTAGCCTATCCTGACGACGAACGTAAGGCTCTAAACATCTCTATTGGGTATGGACTCACATCAGGTATTATTGAGGCCGCTGTGGACAAGCTGACGGTTGGTCTTGGTGGTGATGTTGTTCGTCTTGGTAAGCAGAGTGCTAAAGAACTTGCAAAGAAGATAGGAGCAACACTTGGTAAGTCTCAAGCCCTCGCTGGTGCTGAAGGTGGGACAGAGGTGCTTCAACATGTAGCTCTCAAGCTCCTCACTGAGCAGGACATTAGCGTTAAAGAGGCTATGCGTGACGGCTTCTTAGGGTGGGCTATTTCTACCGTAGCTGGCCCCATCTTTGGCTCAGTTAACATTGCACGTTCTGGAAAGATTAAGAAACAGCTTCGTGGCATGGGCATGACAGAGGATCAAGCCTCCACTGTGGTTGTTCAGCTTGCTAGAGCAGAGAATGATGCAGAAGCTAAGGCTGTTGTTGATAAGGCAATGGACACAATATTTGAACAAGCTGGTGAGCGCATTCTAAAGCTAGAGGGCAAGGCTCAGCCCAGAGACGTCACAGGGATGAACGGAGGGCCACTAGATCCTGCTGACCTAGCCATCATGAGGGCGCAACCAGACTTCCTAGACAACCTGGATCAATCAGGAGAAGCTGACCTACTACGTAAGGCTGTCACAGAGAATGACATGGGAGCGCTGGCTGAGTATAACCAAAGGCTCATGGGTGAAGAGGAGTTGCAGGAGCAGTTGGATAAGGTGCAGGACGTCACCCCTGAAGGAGAGCTGGAGACATTCACCATTGATGAGAGTAATCAGGCTACAGAGGACGCCCCTGTTGCTGAGGAAGCCCCCGTTGCAGATGAACTTGAAATCATCACTGAGCCAACTGTCACCGGAGGTTTATCTGACATTGTCGGAGCCTCCCGCAAGTGGAGTAATTCTTTTCATGCAGAGTTGGGTAGAGGTAGCATGTCTCAAGCAGAGCGCATTACTAACGTTGAAACCATTCAGAAGGCTATGGATGAGATTACCATAGACGATGATGCAGAGGGTCTTGCCAGCGACATCCTTAATCCAAAGAGTCCGAAGAAGCAGGCATCTACGGATGAGATTGCTAGAATGCTCATCAAGAAGTCTGACATAGCTAACCAAATTGAACTTAAGAATGTTGAGTTGGCTGAAATAGCTAAGGATGGCAATGATACTCTTATAGAAGAGGCCGCTGATGAGTTGACCTCCCTAGTTAACAGAGCTGTCAATTTAACAGAAGCAATGCGTCGTGCTGGGTCAGAGAACGCTAGAGCTTTGCAGGCAATGGCTATGACGATGGATAGACGGTCTTTTGACCTTGTGTCTGTTATGGCTGAGGCTACCCGTACAAAGGGAGCTAAGCTTACGGCTGAGGAAGGCAAAGGGCTGAAGAAGCTCTCCGACGAACTCGTACAGGTCGAAAGGGACATCCTAGGCTTCAGGAAGGAAATCTCTAGGCTTGAGGAGCAGATGGCTCTCGAACTGGCTGAGCATGCTCTTAAACAGGAGTTGTCTGCCACACGCTCTAAGGCTAAGAAGGGCGAGAATGAGAAAATGCGTAATGACGCCAAGGATAACATTCGTCAGCTTGGTCGTCAGGTTAATGATGTCACATCGCTACCACCAGCCTTTGCTATAGAGCTGTCTAGAATTGCTGTCTCCCACATCCGTGACGGAGCGGCTACGATTGAAGAGGTTGTTAGTCGTGTTCAGGCAGATGTCTCAGATGTTTCTGCTAAGAACATTTACGACGCCCTTGGTGGAAGAGTTAAGCAGGATGCTAAGAAGGTTGTATGGGAAGTTGAGGCTCGCGTCACTGAGCTGAAGAAGCAGGCTAAGCTGTACGGGGAGATTGAAGATGCTATGAACGGCATGATGTCTCCCTCACGCAAGGCCCCTCCCTCCAGTAAAGAGGTGACTGCCCTTCGAAAAGATTTAAAGGCCCTCTCCTCGTCTGTAATTCAGAGCGAGCGTGATAGCGTACGTGTTGACGCCATTTTGGACCGCATCTCTGAAATCGACAGCATGATTGAGAATTATGTGGCTGAGGTTAAGGTTAAGCACCTGAAGAGTGAGGACTTGAAGCAGGCTGAGAAGATGCTTAAGACGGCTAACGCTGAGCTGAGCGCTAAGAAGCGTAACCACATCCTTAAAGAGATATTGAATACAGGACGTAAGACTAAGCCTAAAGCGGAGCAGACCGAAACAACACAACGTCTTGAGAAGCTTCGTGCTGAGAACGCTGTTTTAGAAGAACTCATTAAGCTTCAGGAGCAGGAGTCTGCTGAGTATAAGAAGAAAGCTGAGAAGAAAAAGAGTGAGGCTAAGGAGAAGGCATTCAAGAGGCGTGAAGAGGCTATGCAGAAGCGCGTTGATGAGTTAGCTAGGCAAATTGAATTGCTCTATCGCGACGTAGCTGTGGAGAAAGAAGCCACCCGTGAGACAGGACTAGAGCAAACTGAAGCCCAGCTTAAGGAGGGCATTCGCGATCAAGACACCATCTTCGACCTACTAGAAACCATTCGCAACCGCAAGGTGAAGGAGCGCCCTGTAGAGGAGAGCGCCCCCAAAGCTGACCCGTACGGCTACAAGGCGTCTATTAAAGCTCTCAGGGCCGACATACTAGGCAGTGAATGGCACGCTGAGTGGAAGCAGAACAAGCATGAAGCAGAAAAGCTCATTGTTGTTAAGGAAGAGATCGCTCAGATGGAGAAGGACATTAAGGCAGGCAACCTTGACCCCTACATCACCACTGTTCAGAAGCGCATTGTTAAGAGTGACGAGTTGATTAGGGCTGAGTTGCGTAAGCATCAGTTGAAGAAAGAGATTAATAGTCGCATTCGAACCCTGCAAAATCGCAGTGGCTTAGACCTATTTCGTTTGATATGGGATGTTCCACGCACGTTGAAGTTAACGTTGGACGTAGGTCACATCTTCCGTCAAGGGGGGCTGGTGCTTGAGAATCCTGCTCACGCTATTAAGTTTATGGGCCAGTCGCTCGATGCTCTATTCAGTGAAGATAAGGCCAACGCTCTAGACTTGCATGTGCTGAAGAACAAGCATTACGAACTTGCTAAGATTTCGGGACTCCACCTCATTGAAGAGGGCATGGAGCTGGACGGACGCGAGGCTGTTCTGATGAACGGTCTAATGTCTAACTTGGCTGGGATTAAGCAGTCTGGACGAACACAGATTACGTCCCTCAACGTCCTACGCATGGACATCTTTGAGTCCTACATGGATGCCTACCCAACGGCTACGAATCAGGAAGCTAAGGATTTTGCTTGGGCCATCAATATCATGACTGGATATGGTCAGGGGAAGCAGTTGGGAGCAATAGCCGCCGCTGGTGACTGGGCGCTCACCTCAACACGCTTTACAACCTCACGCTTCCAAGCCTTCGGACTAATGACCCCTCTCGGACTACTACACCCAACGGTTAGGAAGAATAAGTTTCTTAGAAAGAAGCTGGCCATCACTGCTGGCAAGTTCTGGGGAACCAGAGTGTTGCTTGGCTACTTAGCCTCTCTAGCTTTGGATGATGTAGAGTTTGGATGGAACCCCAATCACAGCACCTTCTTAAAGGTGGTTATTGATCAGGGGAACGGTTTCTATCGAGTGTACGACCCATTGGCAGGGGTTCAGCAGGCATTAAGAACATTCATTGGTATAACTCTCATGGAAGATGATCCGGCGAGTGTATTTTTTGGTGACTTAGCTAAGAAGCAATCCCCAACTCCATCCTTCCTCTACAACTGGTTTAAAGGTAAGAAATACCCAAGCGAGGATGTGCCAAGATGGCAGGCGTTCGTTAGAGGGCTATCCCCCATCATTCTTGAAGGCATCTGGGATGCTGTGGCGGAAGACACGCCTTTGGGTCACGCTCTCATAGGCGCGTTTCTTGACGCCACAGGGATTGGTAGTTATACGGTTCCATACGACAAACTTAACGATAAGACAGGCTGGTATGATCAGGACTTCTTTAAGGTTGATAATGAGAGCCTCTTTCCCAACTAACAATAGCCACACAGCGTCACCCCTTGTCGCTCAGTGGCTAGTTTTGTCTTGACTAGCACGACTGACAGGAGTATCACTAACAACGAAGCCCGACGGTAGGGCTTACAACAGGTAAGGTATTTAATATGAGTTTATCAACAGAAGAGAATTTCCAGAAGTACAGCCCAAGTGCTGGTACTACAGTGTATAACTTCGGCATCTACTACTTTGACGACACGGACATTGCTGTTGCCATTGAAAGTAGTGCGGGCGTTGTGAACAACCTAACGCTTGGATCTGGCCCTAATACTTTTGCTATACAAGCTACGAATGGGGACAGACGTCAAGGAGCTATCATTACGGTGAATGACCTCTCCATTGCCGGTGACCTCGTCACCATAAGCCGTGTTGTCCCTACAACGCAGGAGTATGACCTAAAGGCTGGGGCTGAAATCAATCCAACAGCGTTGAACAAGGGGTTGGACCGTATCGTAGCTCAGGTGCAACAGTTGGACAACGATGGACTCCGACACCTCACTCACCCCATTACAGACCCTACAGGGCTATCATATGAGGCTCCTACGGTGGTGCTAAGGGCGCTTAAGGCGGCGGGATGGGATGTCAACGGGAACGTCACTGCACTCGACTTAGTATCATCTGGTACTATCGCTGTAGATGCAAACACCGGCCTCTCCCTCACCAGCAACATCATTTCAGGCAAGGTTGATAATGCTACGCTAGAGTTTATAGCTGGTAACTTTGCTGTTAAGAACTTAGGTGTTGGCACAGCTCAACTGGCGGCTGGTGCAGTTACTACAGCTAAGCTTGCAAGCCCTACAGGAGCCGACACAAGCGTTGTAACAGGCACAGCAGGGGTTAACGGTCAACTAGCTGGCTGGAACGCGGATGGGGACGCTGTGGACAGTGGCTTTGACGTTACAGACAGCGACGCTCTAGGCACTAGCGACACCACCCTTCCAACACAAGGGAACGTTAAGGCTTATGTAGATGCCTCTTCAACAGACGGCTTCGCACCAACAGCCTATGCAGGGGGGGAGAGTGTAACGCTTCCTAATGGCTTGGTTATGAAGGTGGGGACGGAGACGGGCACATCGGGAACCGTTGGCTTTGATACAGATTTTGACGCAGCAATCATCAGCCTCACCATCTCCGCTGACTTTGCCACCAACACAACCTCCTCCTACGACACTAAAGCGGTGGGTGGATTTAACTGGCAGATTGGTGGCGGGAACGGGATTAGCTGGATAGCAATTGGATATTAACAGGAGCCTACGGGCGACGATTTAAACAACAGGTCGGGTAGACCAGAATAGGTATAGGTAATATTATGAGTGAATTAAAAACAGCAGAAGACAAATATCAGAACAAGCTACAATTTGGACATTTAAACACAGCCGTCGTAGCAGAGGTCACCACCGCCGCAGTGTGGGACGCTTCCTTTGATAGACACATCATCATCACCCCCGTTTCAGCAGACGCTCGCATCGAGATAAGGGCTACAGCTGTAACACCCACCACGGCAGGCTTCCTCATTAAACTAGGGGGAAGCTACACCACCATCATTCGTAAGGGTGAATATTTAGGGGCATCTGCAACTGTTAACGTTGTTGAACTTGGAGAGCTGTAATGTCTTATGGCTCATACGGGGGCTACGGCTCCTTTGGAGCGTGGGGGGCTAGTTGGGTGCGGGCTGGGGCGGCTTGGCTTCCCACCGACCTGACATCCACCCTCCTTCAATGGCTCTCAATCCCGCTTGTGTCTCCCTCGGAGGTGACGGACGTCAGCGACAACCTCACTGACGCTTTGCTTGTTGATAGTGTGTGCGCTACGTTTGATGGAATCGCTGACAAGCTCACTGTTGCTGGGCTTTCTGGAAGCGAAACCGTAACTAGCTCCGGAGGAACCTCCACACCTACAGTTGGTGTCGGGGAGATTACATTCACTGCTGGTACATGCTGGGATTTGGTGCTCTCTAATGGTCAATCTTTCCCCCTTGTAGCTGGAGCCGGACTTTTAGCCTACGACATTACAGGTGTAGCTCATGGAGCCATCACAGTGGGGGCAGGAGGGCAAGCAACCTTCTGGGGGAGTCGTCAGGACGTTTTCCATGACTCAGCCATTCGTGGCTGTACTATGGCTCTTCAAGTGCCTGCCGCAGGAACTACCGTCTTCCCTGCCGTTGCAGATGGGTTTAGCTTAGCCCTCTCCATGCGTGTTAAAATACCTAGCGCCAGTGATTGCACATTATACGAAAGTAACAGCTTGGCCTTGGAAGCTCGCGTTAACGGCGGGAACACAGACCTCTATTACGGAGGCTCCATCCTTGAAAGTAGCATTACAGTGGATGCATGGACAACCGTAGCACCAGCAGGTGGAGTGGCTATGGTGACGCAGGGGCGCATTGGAAAGAACTCAGGCCTCTATCAAGACGCCTTTGAAATTGCATGGTTTACGCTTGAGAATAATGGATCAATGTCTGGCGGGAGTGTAGATGCTGTGACAGACACATGGTATAACATGGAGTTTCCTTCTGATTCAACAGCGGCTATAGCGGCCTTCACCCAAATTCAATACCCAGCCTTGGCCGACTTAACAGACGATGTTGATGGTGCTGGCTTGGTGAATGTTGGGAGCGGTGTTGGTGTGCATAATGGAGGGGTGTTTAAGCATAAGCAGGCGAACGGCGGGGATGTAGCGGTATTTAACGGGTCCACTACAACTATCGACTCCAACATCAGTACATTCGGCGGTGGAGCAACCAGTGTGTACGAGTGGAACATTATAGTTAATGATGATGGAACCGACCACGGTAGATTCTTTAGGAACGCGACTGGTGATCTAGGATGGTTCTTCCGTATACGGCATGACTCTTCTCACTTTGCCTACCTTCAGATTGATGACGGCCCTAATGCTATATTCAAGTTTATCACCCTCCCTGCTGGCGGCAACGGATGGAGCCACTATAAGCTGACATTCGACGCGGCTACAGGCGAAGGAACCCTGACAAACGTAACGACAGCTCAGTCGACATCTCAGACTGTTGCGGGCCTCATTGGGTACAACCTAGAGACTGGAGGGAATGCGGTGATTCTGCCTAGCTTAGATGGGAACATCGCCTACCTTGATATGATAGTAGATGGATCTCCTTTGATTGAGTATAAGATGGGTAATATAACAGGCACAACCGTACCTAACACGGGATCAGGTGCAGATGGAACAGCTACGGATGTTACAGTTTCTAGCGATTCAGGTTCGATTTACGCAGGGCTAAGTCCCTTCGTCAACGACTTTTGGTCGGCTAACGGCCTGACATGGGACTCCCTCACCTACATCTCTCACCTCACTCACATCAGCTACACGGACAACGTGTGGAACAAGTGGTCGAAGGTGGGGCCGGTTTGCATTCTGACGGACATTGTGACGACAGACACGCTTACAGAGGCAGAACATGCCAGCATGTCAACTTGGAAAGGCGCGGGCTCGTGTGGCAATGGCACACTCCCTTTTAACTAGTTCGTCGATGACGACGGCAACGTATTGGGTGGGTTAACGTTTTAAACTGGAGAATTGGATATGAAGAAATTGATTATAGGAATATTGATAGGGCTATCAACACTCTCGGCTCATGCCGTGTTTGCAGATGGCGACATGGTGGAGGTGAGTGGCTCGGTGGTGATTGGGGTTCAATCCACCATCACCTCAACAGCAATCACGGAGTTCAAGGACAAGCTTGAGGAGCGATGAGATGACCGATGTAGAGATTGAATATGCAAAATGGTTGGTAGAGGGTGTTGTCCAAATGGAGGGGCGAGAGGCCTCCGTATGGGTGGCTCACGCATGGATAGAGGTGAACGACGCCCACCTAACCACAAAAATCCCCTCTGCCCGCATACTGCGCCGCTGGAAGATGGGGTCTGAGGATGTCACATTGAGTGACTTTAGCCAGAGAACCGACAACCTCAACGGCCCCACCTCCCTTATGATGCTTTCTGCCCGTGATGTTGGCGGGGGAAGGAAGAGCTACACCACCGCTGATGACCTGAAGGTGTGGGATGATGAAACCCTCCCCTTTGGTTATGGAAAGAGTAAGTTTTTAACAAACGCTCAAGCCAATGTGATACGTAAAGCGAAGGGGTTGGTGGCTTAAGATGGAAACGGATCAAGAGTTTGCCAAGATAGTGCTGGACCTGCAAGAGAAGATGGAGAAGAGGCTGGATGGGAGGGGTGTTAAGTTCTCCAACCTAGCCCCCGTCATGCAGGGTGTCATCACACTCCTCACCATTGTGGGGCTTGTTGTCCCCTGTGTGTTGGGGTTTGTGAATTTTGACAAGCGCATAGACATTGTAGAGGCTGATGCTACTGGCTATTCCTTCCGAACGGACAAAGCTATTGAGAGTCTTGAGGTTGGTGTAGATGATAACGAAGACTCCATTCATTCGTTAGAGCTTGTGGACAAAGGACTTACGGTTCAATACCAGGAAATCTTACGTCGTCAGGGAGAGATGCTTTCAGAGATTAAGAATTTAACGAGGGTGGAGTAGTCATGCCGAAGAAGAAAACAACAGTGAAGAGAAAGCCTAAAGCTAAGGTGGCTTGTAAGCCTAAGACCAAGGTAAGGCGTAAAAGCACACCTCCTAAAAAGAAATGAGTTTCATCATGCTTCCTATAACGTGCCTCGTCATAGCCCTCTTCTTGTGCTGTTGGTCAGGGCGTGTGGAAGTGGAGACAAACGTAAAGGTGAAGGTGTATGGAAGGTGTAATAAGAGACGAGGAGCTGTTCCTAAAAGCTCTGAAGATGGTGGGGAAGGAAGTTGTAACAATGCTTCGTGCCAAAAACCTGTGTGACGAATGTGACAGGCAAGCAGAGATTGTAGCCATCGGGATCAATGCGCCGCTATGGAAATGCCCAGAGTGCGGAGCAGATATTAAGGGAGGGCTGATAGATGATTAATGTAAAGGTTAGAGGCTACACAGGGACAGGCTGGGGAAGTGGCTTCATCCAACGATGGACACGCTCTCCCATTTCACACGTTAGCATATGCTTCTACATGGACGGAGCTGACATTGAGGTGGAGAGCTTGCAGGGGAAGGGTGTCATTAGTCATCCCCCTCATTCAAGAGAGGACAAAACCTTCACTGAATATGATGTGCCTCTGTCTTATGAGCAGGCTATGGAGGCCAGAGCGTTAGCCATTAGCTTGGTGGGGAGTAAGTATGACTACTTAGCCATCAAGAGCTTTCTAATACACAGGAAGAAGCACAACCTATACAAATGGATATGCAGTGAGATTGTTGCGTACGTCTTACTGAAGGTTGGCTATGCTCTATCCAGACGCTCTCCGCACTTAGAAAGCCCTAGCACTTGTTGTGATAGTTTGCGGTTGGTTGAGCAGACGGTTGTGTTGGAGATTGGTTCGTCATAGAATCTGTTTAGATTGAAACGTTAACCTTTGGCTATGTTAAACTGCCTTTTTCGATTCGTTGTTAAGACACAGCAAGCCCATAGGCACGGAAACGCTATCCGCCAGCATGTCTACAGAGTCTTCCGGCTACCACAGCTTAACATCAGGGTGGTTCATCTCCCTGCCTCTTAGTGGCGACTCATATTTTATCTACCGGCTTTAGGTTTCTGCCTTTTCCTTCATCGAAGAATCAACACAGGATGTACTTGCGGTATTGGCGCAGTTAAGTGATCAATTCGACCACCGCTTTCCATCATGCCCAGCTTTTTACAGCTTCACTTAGTCAGACTACAGTCCGATTACTGCTGGTTCCCCCGTAGTGGCTAACTATCGGCTTCCCCTAACCCTCGTAAAAAGGTAAAACCCGCCTGTACTAGCTAAGAATTCTCTGGCAGGAGCATCAATTAGGTTGCTAGTACAAACGGGTATTATAAAGTTGTTTGTCCTATATGATGCTGTTCCTGCCAAGGAAAGAATAGAGAATGTCATGGATGGCTTAAGCTGTCAACCCCTTAAACGCAAATTAGCCCCGTCACCTGTGAAGGCAACGGGGCGCTGGTTAACTCATGTTGATTAGTACTTCCTCGCACTTCTTACAGCAGAACTTGTAGGGATTAGGGCCGCCCTTTCTCTGATGTATTGCGCTATGCCTCTCTAGCATATCCTCTCGGCTATATCTTCGCTTGTTAGGGGGGCCTAAGTCGCGCTGAAACCTTGAGTTGCACGCAACCTTCCCTGTCTGATGATCAAATACATGCGCCTTCAACATCCCAGAGTTCACTCTTGAGTATCTCACTTAGCCCTAACCATCGCCTGAGCATAAAACACCTCAGATCTGAATATGGAGACACTTACCCCTCCGGAAAGCTCCCATCCTCTACCTAGAGCTTCAACAACGGCCCTCTCCATAACAGAACCTTCTGTCTGTCTAATGATTATATATTCCATACTCTCTCCTCTTTCATGTTTACACATCGACCATTCATCGACACGTTTTGTTTATATGTTTATGAGCCACTAACCACCTTGTGACTCATATAACCTGTTTTATGAGCCATAAACTATTTCACTATAGCCCACACCTCTGTTCCCTCGCGAACGAAGAGAGCCTTCAACTCCTTGTCTGTTATCTTGGACTCTCCAAACCTCTCTCCACCTCTTGGTCCGCTTGAGTCTTTATATGTGCTGTAGCGTCCGTTGAACCAACGAGGGTTTCTCCCTAGCAACAAGGCTGCATGCTTCTTCACCTTCCCCTCAGAGTCGTACAGCACCTCCCCATGACCCCCTATGAAGCCGTTAGACGAGCGAGAGGTGTCAACCATCCCCTCAGTCATTTCGTGGGCTATGAGGATGGGGTAGTGGGTGATGAAGTCCTTATACATATCGAACGACTCAATCTTAATGGCTTCGGTTATGTACCCCAATTCACTAGCTACCTTCAGAGCATCGCTAATGCTGGTCCGGTCAATCATCGCATCAATATTATCAGCAATGGCTCTGGCGTTAAGCTCCTTGGGCACACCGTCACACACCCCCATAGGCTCAATCATAACAGCCTGCGCTATAGCCGTAGCTAAACAAGCTCCCTCCTCCTGTACTAGGGCAATTGGACAATACGCCTTCCAGTACTCCAGCTCCGGCCCTTTATCTTCTATATACGGCGCTCTATGCTCTCTCATCAATTCCCCCATGTTAGCTTGTGCATAGTGGTGTCCAGCCATACACAAAGTTCCGATTAGTGCAACTTTCAGTGCTGTTTGGTTCCAGTCGAGGAGGGCCACAGCGAATATGAGGGCAATGCCTACCCATACAGCCGTGGCGTAAATGTTTGTTACGTATTCTGCGTTCATTTAGCCCCCACCTCTGGTATGTCACAGTTCCAATGCCACTGTGTCTCTCCATACTCATCCATAACAACATGTGTGGCATAGCCTTTGTCTACGGCCTCCTTCATATAGGAGTCTCCCACCTCGCACATGCCCCAGATGCCTAGCCCAACCGTCATGAGTATCCCCATGCACAACCCCAAAACCATTCCCGACGTCACCGAATCATTATTCATATCTACTCCCCTCCTAAATCAGCTAGCTCATTGATACACGTTTTACCGTAAAGTACTACAGCGCAACCGATTGCAGGCTTCCCGAAATTCCGCGCGTAGCTCATAGCATAGGCTTCATGATCAATCCCACACCCCACCTGACAACCAAAGATCTTGTAAGCGGCTCCAACAGTCCACTCTGTGTAAGCCTGGGTGTGCAGATGCCCCTGCACGGTAGACATCATGTCCTTCCGACTCTTGGTGCGAGCTGTTCCACCTTCTCCGTGAATGTATTGGACACCGTCAATGACTACACGTTCACTAAACTTCCATGAAGGAACCTCTAGCACATCAGCCATCTCTCGCACCCAACGTTTAGGTATACCACCACTGAATGCCTTACGTCTGATAAGTCTACAGTGGTTACCAAGTATCGAATCTGCATGAGGAAACTTGTCGTGCCAGCGCTGGAGCCTACTGATTGCCAACTCAAGTTCATCCCCTCCCCCCATGCCATCAGGGTCAGCCTCATGATAGGAGGAGTAGTGCGAATCGATAATATCCCCAATAAACACCACCCTGTCACACTCGTACTGATCGTAAACACTGCAACAATGGTCGAAGTAGGAGTCGAGGCAGAACGGTTCGTGAAGATCCCCTAT